CAGGCGTATTTAGCCGTACCAACTCAAAGGGGTTTATCTAATGTTGAATTTGGTTAAACCCCGCATCGCCAGCCTGTTCGACGAGGTTGGCACCGCCGCAAACGTGCGAAAAGCAATGAGCCAACCACTGCATCGCAATAGCGCAGCGTTTGTCGTGCCAGTCAGCAATCGACCCATGACAAATAGCCGTGATGTCGATATGGGACGTCCGCTGCAAGAGTTTATCGTGACGTTTGGTGTAGTCATTGGATTACGTGCCATTAACGACCCTACAGGCGAGCGAACGCTTGCAGAGCTTGAAAGCCTGCGCAATACACTGCGTGAAAGCCTGTTTGGTTGGAAACCTGACGACGAGCACGAACGCGTTATTTTGGGGAATGGCGACCTTATCGGTTTCACCAACGACGGTCTTTGGTGGATAGACAGATTTTCAACCAATACCTGGTACAGAGGAAATGCAACATGATCATAGTGACCAACGCCAGCGACAACGATATTACGCGCGCAGCCGTTACGTTTAAGCCTGGTGAAAACAAGTTTAAAACGGGTGAGCTAAGCGACGGCAAACGCGCACAAATTAGTGCACATCCAAAGCTAAAAGTCGTGGATGTTGAAGACCGCCCTATTGAGACCAAAGCGCAGCCAAAAGCACAGGAGAAGAAATCATGAGTATCACTCCAGGGTTTAAGGAAAAGAAAAAGTTCATCTTACTCGCGCTTCGCAGAGACAGTGATACTTCAGGCACTGACTATATCGCTGCAGGTGCAACGCCTAAAGCCATATTGACCACAGGCCTAAGCGTAAAGCCCTTAGAAACTGAACAAGTTAGTCGCGACCTTGACGACGGCAGGAACGGTGGGCAACCCGTCATTCATACCAGTGAAATGATTAGTATCACAGCGCCTTTTGAACTGGCAGGTTCTGGCACAGCATCCTCGCCTGCAGCATGGTCATCACTCGTTCAATTATCAGGTAAAGATGAAAACACGGATGTGGCGACTGAGGTGTCACATAACCGCATTCAAAATGCATCTGAAGAGTTAGACGGTACGATCTATTTCTACTGGGAAGGGATGTATCACATCTTATTAGCAGGTAAAGCGAGTATTTCCTACGCGGGCAAAATTAATGAACGCTTCATGGGTACCGCCGAAATTAAAGGTGTTTATGGGGGCACGTTGGAAGGTACACCGCCTGAACCAGATTTCAGCGAGTTTTCAGATCCTTTGCCCATGTCCAATACCAACACGACATTTACGCTAGATGGTCAAGCACTCAACCTCTATGAATACGAGCTTAACGGTAATGAAGACGTTCAATACGATGAAGGAACTGAGCGTAAGCAAATTTTTATTAACGACTGGAACGAAGAGGGTAAATGGATAATTGAAACACCCACGCTGAGCACGTTCGACCCATTTGCTATACAGCTGTCTGGCGTAATTATCCCGTTCGAACTTACCCACGGCGCTAATGAGGGTCAAGTTATCGCGCAAAAGAGCACAGGGGTTCAGATTTTAACGGTCAGCCCTGCAGAGGTGAAAGGTAAACAGGCCTGGGATATTAGTTACCGCGTTATTCGTGGCAACGACAGCCAGCTCGTTACTCGCTAATACAACGTGCCCCGTAGGGCGTCAAAGACGCTGAGTAACGGAGTCAGCGATTAATCACGGCCAAGGACGGCAACTTATTCAAGGTAAAGACATGCCGTTCGTTTTAAAAGCCAAAAAAGAAATCTGGTGGCCAGTAACTATTCACGAAAGCGTTGATGGCGGCACCACCGAGCCTAGAGAGTGTTCTTCACTTTTTGAGATCCTTGAGCCTGAGGAATATGACACGTGGAAGACAAAACCGGATGTCGACTTTCTCTGCCGTGTGGTTAAGGACTTAGGCCGCGACGTTAAGTTTGAAGACGGAAGCATCGTTCCCTCCAGTGAAGAAAATAAGCAACGGCTGTTTAAAAGCTTTGGCTACGTTCGCGCAGGCTATATCAGAGCCTATCACGAAGCGGCCACTGGGCATCTGGAAAAAAACTAGAGGGGGCAGCCCATTATTGGGTGAATGGGCACGGCCCCAAAAAGGATGAAGTTAAGGAGTTGCGTGAGCAGCTCGAAGCGCTGGGCGCAAAGCCTGAATACATTAAAAAGCAAATTGATACGATGTCACACCACTCAGACTTTGAAATATTTCGTGAAAACATGCCAGTCATTGCCTGGTTTAGCGAAGTAAGGCACCTACTCAAGTTTTGGGGTGGAAGATATCAAGGGTTAGATGTCAGCGCAGTTCAAGCTGACGCGCAAATGTCTGAAAGACAATTTTCACCCAAAGAGTATGTTCTGCTGAGAAAGCTAGCGACATTTATTTCAAACGAACTCAACGATAAGGCAGCATCCCAATGAGTGATATCGAAGTTGGCTTAAGACTTAAAGCAGACAACGATGGACTTGTACGCGGTGTAAAGAAGTCGCGAGACGAGATTGGAAAGTTTGGCAATGAAACCGAACAAGCTGGCCGTCAAGCATCACGTGCGTCCTCGCAAATCGATTCTGTTGAGCGCTCGATATCAAGCATCAAGACTACGACCATTGGGCTAGGTGCATCGTTAGCGGGCGCATTTGCGCTTCGAGATATATCAAATTACGCAGACCAGGCAACGCTTATAGAGAATAAACTGCGAGACGTTTCTGAAAGCGCAAAAGCGTTAGAAACTGCACAGGCTGCACTTCTACAAGTGGCCAATGATACCAGAAGCGAATTCGCATCCTCAGTTGATTTATATGCCACGCTGCAACGCAATGCGCGTTCATTGGTTGAAACCGACCAAGAGCTCGTGGATATAGTAAAAACAGTCAATCAGTCTTTTGCGCTAAGCGGCACTGAAGCTGCAGCTGCAAACGCGGCTATCGTCCAGTTGAGCCAGGGCTTGGCTTCGGGAACGTTACGAGGCGACGAGTTTAACTCAGTTGCTGAGCAAGCCCCTGAAATACTTAACGCAGTAGCAAAATATCTGAAGGTGACCAAAGGTGAGCTACGGGAAATGGCAGCAGAGGGCCAAATTACCGCTCGCATAGTTGTAGAGTCGTTGGCATCTGCTGCGGATGAAATTGACGCCCGATTTTCAAAAGCCTCAGCCACAATTGAGCAAAGTTTAACGGTAGCCAAAAATAACCTTACCGCGTTTATCGGAGAGCAAGACGAGGCGCTTGGCGTTTCTGAATCTCTCACCACCGCAATCACTACGCTTGGAAACAACATCGAAACCGTTGCAGATATCCTAGTTGCTGCCTCAATTGTTGTCGGAGGGCGTTATGCCGGAGCATTAACTAGTGCAGCTGTAGCAAAGGGGGTTCTCGTTCGTCAGACGCTATTGGCTACACCTGCAATTACCGGTATCAGTGCGGCCTTGGGAATACAGGCATCTAGAGCCACTGCATCCACTATTGCTACCAATGCGCTCACATTAAGCATGCGCGGCTTAAATAGCGCGATGATGTTTTTAGGCGGGCCCGCTGGAATTGCACTTGCTGCTGGCGCTGCTCTTCTTTACTACACTAGCAAGCAAGATGACGCACAAGTAGCGACTAGCGGGCATAGCGAAAAAGTAGCAACACTGGTGAAGCAGTTTAAGGAGCTAAATAAAGTTCAGCGGCAAGGCGAAATAGACAGGTTAAATGTGAAAGAGATGCAGCAAAAAGAGAAGTTGCTTGCCCTTCAAAAAGCATATTCAGACGAACAAGAGCGTCAGGCTGAAGCCAATAGAAATGCATCACCTTCCACCAATCAATTTTCAGGTATCAGTCAGGCTGTCGATAATTCCGCCGCGCTTGGCAGTATTTCCTCTGAAATCGAGGCGCTTAAGAATGACTTAGTAGAGACGCAATCACTCAAAGAAAAATTACTCAGTGTTGATGATGCGGCAAAAAAAGAGGAAAGCCATACTGCAAAATCACGCTCAGAAGGCGTCAAGCGCTTAGAAGATGCTATCGCTGCATATGAAAAGGATACGGACAATTACAGCCGACAATTGCAAATTAAGCAGCAAGTGCTGGCTGGCAATCTAACGGCCGAAGAGGCCGCAATCTACGAATCCATATGGCGAACTGAAGATGCGATGAGTGAGCAATATACGCGCCTCAATGAGCAAATATCTGACTTTTATGACGGTGAAATTCAAAAGGCGACGGGAAACAAAGAACTTATTACTCAGCTTGAGCAAGAAAAGGCTGACAAAATCTTGGAGATAAAGCGCAATCAACAAGAAAATGAACGGCTTCTTCAAGAGCAATTTGAGCTTGATATGTCCCAGACGAATCAAACCTTTTGGGAAAAACTTCAAGAGCACATCAAAGTTACCGCCGATAATTTCGATGCCATGTGGGGCAATACCTTTGATCGTTTCGCGTCAGGTATCGGCGAAGCAACGTCTACCGCATTATTCGAGCAACAAAACTTTGGCGATACCATGAAGCAGATTGCTAAAGGTGCGCTTCAAACCCTGATTTCTGGTCTTGCGGAATTGGGGGTTAAAAAATTAGCACATTTTGCAATAGAACAAAGTATCCAAAAAGCGGGAGCCGCGCAAAGCGTAGCAACCGCAGCTGCAACCGGCCCTGCCATGGCCGCAGCCTATGCCCCTGCTGCCGCTGCTGCTTCCCTCGCGTCCTTTGGCTCCAACTCCACCTCAGCGTTGGCTGGTATGGCTACTGTCGCGGGTGCCGCTGCGAGCATTCTTGGTATGGCACATGATGGCATTGGACGCGTGCCCGCTTCTCACGAAGGCACATGGCTACTTCGCAAAGACGAGATGGTTCTTAACCCCAGTCAAGCGGATAACTTTGGTTACATGGTCGAGGCAGCACGTGGCATGAAACAAGGCAGTCAGGGGAATACAACCTTTCAAGCGACATTCAACATAGACGCAACAAATGCGGTACCCGGCATGGAAGAAAAAATACGCGAAAGCGTGGAAATGGCGCAGCTACAGTGGCAAGCCCAACTGCGAGAAGATTTTTCTAATGGTGGTGAACTAGCACAAAGTTTAAGTGGGACGATGGCCGCATGAGTGAGATTTTTGATTTTCCTGAGCTACCGATTAGCCGATGCCTATTTGTTCCCCAGTTCAATTCCAAAATGAACAAGAGTTCATTTAATGGGTTTGAGCATATTATCGAGAACCCAGGTGAGCGATGGATAGTTTCCTACAAGTTTTCAGTGCTGACATTTGAAGAATGTAAAGTACTAAAAGCGCATTTAGCTCTCTTGCGCGGTTCTATTAATAAAACGCGTTTGTACGACACAACCTTTAACCAACAAAGCGGACTTTGGGCAGGCGTACCCAGAGTTAACGGAGAAGGGCAATACGGCACGATATTAAACGCTGATGGCTTTACCCCAAACCTTTTAGTGGCGGGTGCAATGGACCGCTGTGTTATTGATGAGCAACTGCTTGAAATTCGACAAGACTGCTACGCCGATGAGTTCGGTCGCACCACACTTTATTTTACAAACGAACTACGCGAGCCCGCCACAGACAACAGTATTATCCAGGCCGATGTTGCTGCCCTTAAAACCATCGCGCGCTGGATTAAGCCAGAGCAAATCCAGCAGCTATCTGGTAATCGCCGTATATATCGAAACATTACGCTTGATTTTGAAGAGGCATTTACATGATCGAGAGCGCTATTTCACCCACTATGATAGAAGCCGCGCAAGCCAGTCCATCGCGCTTGCTGGCATTTGCAGAACTGAATTTTAGATCGGGTTGGGTGCGGGTTCACACAGGAGTTGGCACTCGTATTTACAATGGGCAAACCTATTTAGGTTTAGGAGAGCTGGGCGGCATTGGTCGAATTAGAGAAAATGCGAGCGCCAGTGGCAATAGAACCACACTTTCACTTGTTGTACATGACACAGCATTACTCAGTGAAGTGATGAATGAAGACCCCAATGGACGCGAGTGTTTTATACATTTAGTGGCCTTCGATGAAAACCGCCAAATTACGGAAGGTGCTAATCACTTTATTGATGCAGAAATGGTGGATCTGAAAGTGGTTCGTGGGAAACGTTCAGCCAATAAACCTGCTGTTATCAAAATTACCATTAACGACTGGTTCGAGCGATGGGCGCAACCTGTCGAAGTGGTAAAAACTACCGATGCCGCGCAACAAGAGTTACACCCGGGAGACCGTTTTTTTGATTTGGTTGAAGTAATTGCCGGTTCGCCGCTATCAAGCCTGCCTGTGAAAACCAATTACGGCTCACCTGGCAAACATTCGACTCGTGGTAAAAATGGGGCGTATCAACGATGAGGAAAAAGGATTGGTCAGAAAAGCTCGTTAGCTACTTACTTGATAATTTGGACACACCTTTCGAATGGGGCACGTTTGATTGCTGCCTTTTCGCCGCCAACGCTGTACGCGAGATGACAGGTAAAGATTTTGCAGCACCGTTCAGAGATAAATACACCACCGAAAAAGGCGCAGCTAAGGCCTTGATTAAATATGGCCAGGGCGATATTAAAAGTACGTTAAATGCCATATTTGGACCGCTTAAACCCCGTTTAAAAGCAGGCCGCGGTGACTTGGTACTTGTTGAGACCGACACGGGAGATGCCTTGGGCGTTGTCGCTAGCGGAAAAATTTGGGTGGCGACATTTGATGGCCTTGCCACTATACCATTAGAACGTGCGTTAGGTTGCTGGAGCGTGCCATGCCAGCTGTAGCAGTGGGAGTTGCGCTAGGACTCGGCGCATCAGCGGTTGGGGCCACTGTCACTGTGCTCGGTGTCGGCCTATCTGCTGGCCTCAGTGCAATAGCAATTGGTATCGGCGGCGCTGCTGCGACCCACTACCTCGGCGATGCACTGTCTCCGGATTTGGGCGACTATGCATCAGACCCCGTAACCGACCAGTCGCTCAACACTAATGCTAATGATGTTAGAAAAATAGTGTATGGCGAGGCATTAGTCGGTGGCAAAATTGTGGGTTATGCAAAGCCCACTATAGGCGGCGATGACTACCATATAATCGTGCTGCACCTTGTTGGTCATCCGTGTGAAAGCGTGGATATCTATGAAATTGAGGGCAAGACGAAAAGTGAGCTGACAGGTTTGGTTACGAGCCGGATTTATTTAGGCGACCAAACAACCGTGTGCTCGCTGGCAAATCAATATATCAGTGGCTGGACATCAGAGCACGTGGGCATAAATCAGACCTACGTCACGTTAAAAATTAAAGTCGATGATGACGCTTTTCCTAGCGGCCTAAACGAAATTAAATTCATTGTTCGTGGCCACAAAGTTTACGACCCCAGAAAAGACACAACGCAAGGCGGTGATGGCCAGCATCGATTTGATGACGAGACAACATGGGAGTGGTCGAGTAATCCTGCACTATGCTCCTACGATTGCTTGCGGCGTTATGGTGCTAAGCCAGTCCCCCTCCGCCGCCTGCCAATAGACTTTATAGCTGTTACTGCAAATTACTGTGATGAGCCTGCTATCTACAGAGATGCAAACGGGAATGAGCAAACAGGTACGCGGTTTGAGGTAAACGGTGTTTTAAACAATGGAATGCGTCAATCAGATATGCTCAACCAGATAATGGCTTGTATGGGTGGTAAACCCTACCGTATTGGCGGAGTCGTATACTTTAAGCCCGCAATGTATGCAGGCCCTGCAACAATAGTCGTTGATGTGGATAACAGCTCAATGACGTTCCCTGAATATCGCCCTCACCGGCCCTACAAAGAGAAAGTCAACACAGTTAAGACTGAGTATGTTAGCCCAGCGCTAAAATGGCAAATGACCAATGCGCCTGTAGTAAAATCAGACGAATACCGTCAAGACGATGGGGCTTATTTAGAATCCAGCCTACGTTTGACATTGGTAACGCGTGATCACCAAGCGCAGCGGATTGGCAAACTCGTGATGGAACGTAGCCGCGCAGGATTTATTGTCACGCATATTGTGCCAGGCGTCAGGTTAGACATAATGCCGGGATCTTGCATCAAGTTTGTCGACGCCGAAACAGGCGTGAGCAAAGAATTTACTGTTGAAGACAGAGACTTTGATACTGAAAAACATCAGACCAAGCTTCAGCTTATAGAAGACGGCCCTCAAATTTACCCTGACAGCTTTGAAGCTGCTGAGGGCGACTTAACGCCTAATACTGCGCTACCTGATGCTACCGTTGTGCAGGCTCCTGAAAATTTACAGTGGACGACTACGCCCAACGACAGTTGGCGACAAGGTGTTTTAACCTGGGACCATCCATCTCCATCTAACGTGATCAACTACATTGTTTCAGTCAGTAACAAAGACGACCAAACACCTGAAACTCAACTAACGTTTACGCCTGCAAACAGAGCACAGAGCTTAGCGCACCTTCCTATTGGCGTTTATACCGTAGCGATTTCTGCACGCAATAGATTTAGATCCAGTCCTGGTATAGAAAGAGATATCAGTATTGGCGTGCCATCGACGCCAACTCAAGGTGTGGTGGTAAATGTATTGCCTGGACGCGTTGTTATTAATGGCCCAACGCCGCCCCATAACAACGCAACATATGAGTGGAAGTACTCCTACGATGGTGATGAATCAGAACATTTTGACAGTGCCATTTACATGGGGAAAGGCGACACACTTACTATTACGAATACCCCTCATGACGGAGTGATTTACGTCTGGTACAGAATTATAGATGTTGACCAAACAGACCCAAACTGGTTGGGATTCAGTATTGCTGATCTCATAGGTACTGTAATCGAACGTATCGACCCAGAAATTATATCTCGTATCCAATGGGCAGGTTTACCTGCAGCACTAGGCGACCACCTAAATTCAATATCAAATGATTTAGCACACTGGAGCGAACAATCTGGCGACTTAGGCGAAAATTATCACCAGTTGATATACAACCTGACCGAAGCGGTCAGTGCTAATCAGATTAACAGCACTGAAATAATTGGTCTTAAACAGAAGGTGGGCACCAAGACTGTCTCCGCGCAATTTGCTGAGTTCAAGCAGGTTAATATCGGGTATGAATCTGAAAACGGCGAGTGGGTAGTTGGTGCGCCCCTAGTTCGTGCTTTCGACGAAGTAAAGGTCGTGAACAAAGATGGTGACGAACTCTCAGTCATCAACTTCATGCAAGCGCTTGAAAACAAAGTCGGCGAACTCGAAGGCACCTATTACCTTGGTGTGGTAGATGATAACGAAAACTTTACAGGGCTAAGCATACAGGGCGGTGACGGCGACAGTGACATCCTCCTTTATATGGACAACCTACGCTTTGCCAGCACTAGCGGTGAGGTGTTTTTCTGGTTGAACACAATAAGTGGTCGACTCGAATTAGAAGCCAACGTGAATTTCAAAGGAACTTTAAAATCGTCTCGGAAAATAGACCTGAGTACCGAGTCGATGAAAATTGAAGATGCAGCGGGTTTTGGCCCTGACGATTTATGTCTCTGGAAAGGTGAGCCGATATTAGATGCTAACGGAGACCCCGACTATAGCCAGCTAACCAAAGCGAACGCGATGGTGTGGGAAGCCAAAGATGGAACTACGTATTTGGGGGGAGGCCTTACAATGTCTGGAGTGCTGAAAACCAGCGCCCTTCGGGTCGGTTCCGGGTTAATGATTTCAGACGCCAATAAGACCGCCCCAATCATTGTTATGAGTATGGCTAATTCACGCTCGAACGCACGAGTATTTAGGTCGCTAACCAGTAATAAATTTGTGGGTCCTACATATGAGCGTGAAGAAGGGCAGATATACGACAACTGGCGGTTGGTTAATTATAAAAGTGATTTGTGGTTAAAGGTGTTGTGCGTTAAACATGCTGGGAATAACAAACCAATGACCGTAGAAGTAAAAACGTTTTACACAATGGTAGATACAGCACATCCGGCTCACAATACGTGGGAAACCATAAGTAGCATTTCGGTTGACTATTCATACGATTACGGGACGTTATACATGCCGTATGTTTACACAACCCGAGAGGAGCCATGGGAAACACTCAGTGTTCAAGTAACGGCGAACAGTACGGATAGCGCGGGGAAACCCTTGTCTTTGTCGCTAGAAATTCAAGCGTTTAATAACGTTTCAAGCCCTAGAACAGAACACACAATTACAGGGGACACCTACGAACCTGTGGATACTCAGCCAACAGTGCCTGGGGTTCCCTGGTGGAAAACTGGCCATCCAGAGCCGTAGGGAGCCTAATTAATGAGTGCATATGAGTTTTTCTTAACAGATGTAACATTTACCAACGGCAATGAGACGGCGCAAATAAATAACGCCGACAGTGTTTTTGGGGCTATTGAAGGTAGTCAGGTATTCGTGGCCGGCGTGGGCATACCAGAAACGTTAGTCTCCGTAGATAACACCGCGAGAACGGTCACGCTTAGCCGGCCATGGCCTAGAGCAACAGCCGAAAATGTAGAGGTTAAAATAAGCCCTGTGGCGAGTGCGGGGTCGCAGTTATCCGCATTAGAAGCAAATCAAAATGCCTTCAAAACGCTTATGGAAGCTATCGATAACCCCGCGGCAGGAATGGAAGCAGCAATTACCGAAGCACTTACCTATATAAATTCGCAAGTAGCCCAAAGCCCGTCAGTGGAACAAAAGCTAAACCTAACTCACAGGCTTTTAGATTACCCTACACTGAAAAAAACTGACGTAGTACCTACTGAATCACCAAACAACAAACGCGAAATGCTGTTTGATGATGTGCGTCAACGTGCGTACATAGCATTAACCGAAAGCTGGTTGCCTATACCAAATGTAATAGCCACGCGGCAATTTTTGGTGTGCACAGGAAATCGCGGTATTAAATTTAATAGCGCCTATACAGGCAGTATTTCCTACCGTGTGTATCCGATGGGTAGCGGCGGTCAAGGATTGCCAAATTCCCAATCTCTGAACAATTTCGAGTGGTACTACATCACTGATACAGTTACAGACCTAACCACTTTTTGTATGGGATTCGTCGGCATTATCGAGTTCATTGCAACAGACCATGGTTTTCAACGCTTCTCTAGCGCTCAGTCTCATTTTCCGTCTATCGACGCGTTTTACGCCAACAGCAGCGGTAGTCTTGCATCTAATCAATTCATGGAGTTTTCACTGCGACAAGATGGGTATTGGTACAGCAGTGATTTAACCCCTCAATCGCCATATTCAATTGGCACTAGCTGGGCGCAGGACGCTAGTAATAATCGTTTGTACACAGTAACAGGCGCTAGTGACGGGGGGGATGGGTTACGGTTTTTCGGTGATGACTACGACGATTACGAGATGGAGTTAATCACAATATCCGATGTCAATAATCCGTTTACGCTAGTTAACTCAAACGCAGAAGACAGTCGCATTAGCTACTCAGGCACATACAGAAACATAGTGAATGAGCGCATTTTTCTCAAACGCGTAAACGGTTCTTTGCCCATTACCGGCACAGTTGAAATAGAGTCAATCAGAATGAGAGTAGTCAATTATGGATAGGCTGTTTGATATAAATTTGACAGCTGCCGATGGCTGGACAGACGGCGAGCAATGGGACGACTGTAACCCAGCGCAAGAAGTAAACTCAATTTACCACCGTATTTATAGTGGCAGTTCCGAAGAAGATCCGAATTATCGCATCACCCCCGGTGATGGTTTTTTTATCGGTTCGTCAGCCCACACGGTACGAGATTGGACACCGAAAACCGCGCCATGGAATTTTGATATTAGCGGCAATGAAACTGCCCCTATGACGTTTAAATTTGGCCTCCAACGCGGTGATAACGACATTGATACCAATCTAGAATTACACTCGCCGTGGATTACAGGGGGTGCGGGCGTATTCATCCAATTAGCGGCTGATTACCACCGTTTCGAGGGGTTAAAGGTTAAAGACTCAGACCCTCTATTCACAATGGCTCAGGACTGTACGGGTATCCAAATACACGATGCAGTTTTTAGTAACGCCGCTCTTATCGACACAAAAGGTTATCGGATGATTGGTTGGATCTTACGTAAGCTAACGTTCTTAAATGTAATATTTAATGCCCTCAATATCCCCCTAGGTTCCAGTAATATTTCACTTCAGGATTTTTCACGAATCGGCGAGGGGGATATGGGTATCCGTGTAGAAGCGGGGCACTCAGATATTGAGATTATCGGGGGTCGTATAATAAATGAAAATCACCGCTTTAATGATAGTGAGGTACCTTATAACGGGCTTTATTTAGCCGATGGTGATGAAGCTATTGTCCGTGATGTAAGTGTAAGCGGTTTTAGCGGTGCAGCACATCACTTCGATTGCCCTGTTGAGGTCAAGTATCTGCGTTCGTCGCACGATAATTCGGGTATCTATTTCGGTAAAGCGAGTACCGCCCACAGTTGTTTTGTCCAATGGCTTAGGCAGATTCAGGGGCAGTCATTTGCGTACTGGGTGAAAGAGTCGCTAGAGATTACCAACAGCGGCTGCAACTTGGATGAAACTGGGGGCTTAGGTGTCTTTTGCGTTGAAGAAGGCGCAACTCTTACCATTAATGGCGGGGATTACCAACTTCGTTTACCTCTGCCATTTTTAACAGCTATCGGTAATTGTACGGTAGTTCTCAATAACGTGATGATGAACGGCGTGTTGTTTAACGAAACTTTGGCGTTAGCTGCCGGTGAAGTTTGGCGTGGTGAAAAAGCCGAAGTCACGATGGACACGCTTAAAGTTTACGCAAACAAATCCCTTCAATTGCCGTACATGCACATTCCACGGCTTGCTGATGCGGTCAGCGTTCAAGGTTCTGAAAAGCCTTTTAGTAGTTATATCGACTTGCCTAGCTGGGCGAGAATTCTTGTTAAGAAAGAAGGCTCACTTACTTACATGCCGTGTGATGCATGGTTGCACCTTGACCCTGGCGATGTTGGTTTAGATTATTTTAGGTACTCCACCGAAACCGAAATTTATCTACACCAGTTTGAGATATTGCCCTCGCCAGAAGTGGGCGCGAAAGTCGTTCAACCTGACGAATTTAGTGGCAACGGCTGGACGAGAGTTGATGAAACGTACACAGCCGAAGATACCGATAATGCTATTAGCGCCAGCTACGCTTTTGAAGCTGATGAGGTTTACCAGATTTCAGTCAGTATTGATGAACTGACAACTGGCAGTATTAAACCCTCAATAGGAAATGTTGAGGCCGAATACTCACACTCAATACTAGGGAACGAAGTTTGGCTTATACGCGCTCCCTCTAATGCCACTACTGTATCGATAGCGGGTGAAGCATTCAGCGGCACAATCTCGTCTATCTACGTTCGCAAATTGTTACGTACAGAAACCCCCGCAGTACCTAATTTGTCAGCTACGGTGAGCGGCAATGATGTAACGCTTGATTTTGAAGTGTTACCCGTTACGCGACTTAGGGACACTATCACAGCGGATATAGTTAAAACGGGTCTGTTAGACCAAAATAGCGAAGATGGGTATCGACTGGCTGATGAAACCAAACACTATTTATTTGATGATGTGTACTCAACAGGCAAGCGCAACGGCATCAATCTACGTGGTGGGCAATCACTCGAAGTTTACAAGTTCAGTTGCGTGGGTGGATACCCTGACGATGCAACGAATGCCCGTTGGCAAGTGGGGGTTGTTACAGACCAAAACGATGGTCCTCACTGCGAAGTGACGCAGATTTATTCTAGCGATATTGATTTATTGCTCGAATCTAACTACGGGGATTACCAAGCTAGCAACTCTGATTGCGTTGTTATTAACAACATGACATCAGGTGAAAATAGTTACCTGCGCTCAGCACACCTATTTAATTCGTCATTTAAAAATTCATCAGATGGTGTAACGGATAGTAAAAAACGTACCGAAGTAAACCACTGTGACTATGAGGGTGGTGCTAAAATGCTGCGCTGTCACCGTAATACAAGCGTTGTTTGTGCCAACACTCAGTTTAACCGTACAGTGGGCACGCAATCTGTTTTTGCTGCGGAATACACAACGTCCCTCATTGAAATATGGAATTCGTATATCGAAGATATGCGCTGTGTGACCAATGACCAACTTTACACAACGCTTAAAGGGTTTGGTAGCTTCGCCAATAAAGCAGCTATCTGGTATAAAAAACCCAGCAATCACGTTCTAAAAACCTACCCAACACTCGACGACTTAAACCGTGTGGTCTGCACAGACATGGAGTTTGAAGTCTCAACCGATGGCGGCACTAACTGGTCAACTCTTAGCGTACCTAAAACTGGATTGCCCGGTGTGGTGGGCGCATTTAAACGGACAATTAATTTTACATCTGGCACTTATGACATTCGCTGCCGCTGCCTCAACGGCGGGCTAGTAGGCGCATGGTCTAACACAATTTCAATTTCGGTATAGAGAGAATAAAAATGGCTTTAGAAACTTTTGATTACGCAGACGGAACCGACGCAGCAACTATAACTGGCTTTAGTGTTGAGAATGGAGCATTTCAGATTTCAGGTGGTGAGCTAGCCCCTACCTCAGTAAATACTTCCACGGTTGGCGGTGCTTATTTTTTAAATGATTTAGGCAGCAACATAGTAACTGCCTCTGTGGACGTGATAAGTAATGGTTACAGCGGTACGTCTACAGCAGGAATAGTTGGCAGGTATGTCGATAATGACAATAATCTACAGGCAATCATTAGAGCTAGCGATGGTTTCACCTTTATACTTGAGAGAGTTAATGGGACTGCAACTGTATTAGCTGATGGAACGCCTTCCGGATTTACCCCTGGAGATAATGTTAATATCACGATGGAGGACGACGGCGAGAGCATAGGCGTGCTAGTGGATGGAGTTCAGGTAGTTTCTTACTCTACAACTCGTCATCAAGGCGCTACGCTTTACGGCCCTATGGCAACGAATGCTGCGTTCAGTTTTGATAATTACTCCTACCCCGACGCCCCAGTAGCCGGATTAAAAGAGGCATCAATAACGTTGCCGGCTGCATTTATTGGGCTTGGTGGTGTTAAATATTCGCTTTCAGTGCTATCTACAGGCGAGCAGGTTGATTTCGGAACTCTTGATACGGCATCAAGCCCCGTTACCGTTCAATTTGAAAATGACTTTCTATCTGATGGCGTTACTCTCGTTGCCTATGCCAGCAATATAACCTCAAGTAACGATACAGAAGCCTTGATTATGTGGGATAAAACAACCTTGTCTATAGCGGAGTAAAAAATGCCTAATTACGCACAATGGAGCCAAGGCTCTGCATCATGGGCGGGAAGCCTATTTTCCCCTCAATTAGATGAAATTACATTCGCTAGAGTTTTCGGTGATTCATCAGCAATACGAACATTACAGGTTTCTATCGATGTCTTTGAGTCAACCTCATTAGACATACTCGTTAGCGTTGATGGTGGGGTTACATTTTCCACGCTCATTAGCACTCCAAGCCAAGGTGTGCAGACCGCGAATATTTCACTCCCTATAGGAGAGCACTCTCTGGTATTCAAAGCGTCTGACGATACCAACGAGACAATAGCTTACAGCGTAATTGTTAGTAGATTCGTAATACTTGGAACGGGTCAATCCAATATGGTTGGGTGGTCTCTAGATAGTAGCTTCCCATCGCTAGTACCTAGCCCCAGTGGCTACAAAGCGTGGCTATTCGGTAATGACTACGTTAAAAAGACAATGCGTGCCAAATGGGATTCTGGGGTTGGTCAAGTTGACCAAGTTTCTCTAGATGAGAAGGAGGGCGATTCATGGATGATTCGATTCGCAAATCTAATCCTAGCTGAATACGACGAGCCAGCTATATTTATTCCGTCCGCCCGTGGAGGAAGGTTGGTAAGTGAATTTCAAAAAGACAACACGTCACTAGTCGTCGATGGATTAAATCTTTATGCATCCACTATTAAGCGCGTAAATGAAATTGGTGGGGCTACAATTAACTTTTACCAGCAGGGAGAGAATGACGCAGTTGACCACACAGCAACACCTGCGAGCGCTTACAAGGCAGACTTAAATCAATTCGCCAATGATATAAAAGCTGATTTGGGGATAGATACGCTTATTATTCCATTGCATACAATGACAACTGGGAACCACCAAGGCGATGGTGTCACAACAGGTCAAGTTCCGATTCGTCAGGCTCAGATAGATGCAGCCAGCGAAAACGAAAATATATTTATATCACCACCAACTACTGGTATTGATGTTTCTGGTGGTGACGGTTTACACTTTTTAACTGACTCTGAATTATCAGCAGTGGCTCAGATTGCAAAAACAGGTTATGAGTCTTACCTAGCATCAGCAATAAACCAACTACCAACAGCCAACGCAGGCGCAGACCAATCCGTCGAGGCCGGTGCAACTTTCACGTTAGATGGTTCAGCGTCAATTGATACAGACGGTACGATAGCTGAATACCGATGGACACAAACACAAGGTGACACGGTTACGCTGGATTTAACTGACCCAGTTCGGCCAGTGGGCGTAGCGCCAAGCACAGCTAACGCGCAAACACTGGCGTTCTCGCTAGTAACAGTTGATGATGACGGTGTAGAGAGCGTTGCCGATACTGTTGATATTGATGTTGCTGCAGAAGTACAAAACGATGTGCTCAGTATAATCGACAAAATTTCATTCACATTTGAATCAGATGGCATGATTACCGCATTTCCAGGACGAGCAAACCGAGAAACATTTAGGCTAAAACCTAGTGAACCTACGGGGCTGATTCTCGACGAAGGCTGGTTCGATTTTGAAGCAAATGATGTAAAAAGAGTGGAAATCTCTATATTGGAGACAACTGGCGTTAAGATTATATCTAGTGACACAGATTCAATTACGATAGAAAAAGGTAAACTCCACGCTAGAATGGGAGATATGCCGATCAAATCGACGACAAAAGAGTTTGAACCAACAGTATCAGTTTTTGTAGGCGCAGATGAAAGAGGGGTTGTTATGACTGCACCGGGACTATCAGGAGCACCCAAAGTAAAATATTACGCAACAACTGCAAGGGTTATTTAAACGGGGTTAAGCCGCCAGAGAGTAACTACCAGTATTGGTGGTAAAGACAAAATATGGACTAGGGTGCTAGAGTTCACAAGTCTCGCCAAACTACTCCGCGCTATTCGCCAAACTACTCCGGCGGCTACAA